GGGCTAAGTGGAAAGACGTCACGGCGCCTATTATTCTAGGTATCGACCCCGCGCGAGGCGGCGCTGACTCGACCGTGCTGGTGGTGCGTCAGGGGCGGGACATTGTAGCTATCAAAAGATACTCAGGCGAGGACACGATGACAATCGTGGGCCGGGTGATTGACGCTATTGAGGAATACAAGCCGGTGTTGTCGGTAATTGACGAAGGCGGGCTTGGCTACGGTATACTTGACCGATTGACAGAACAGCGGTATAAAGTTCGTGGGGTAAACTTTGGCTGGAAGGCCAAGAACCCAGTCATGTGGGGTAACAAGCGCGCGGAAATGTGGGGGACCATGAAAGATTGGCTCAAAACAGCTTCTATTCCAGTTGATCGCCAACTGCGCGCGGACCTGCTCGGCCCCATGAAAAAGCCGGACAGCAGCGGCACGATTTATCTAGAAGGTAAGAAAGAGATGCGTAGCCGGGGGCTGGCCTCGCCAGACGCGGCGGACGCATTGGCTGTAACTTTTGCTTTTCCTGTGGCGCACCGCGAGTATACTGAGCCTGTGCGTCGTTCTAATCTTGCAAGTACACAATCTTGGATGGGAAGTTAACATGCCTAATACTAAATCAATCGGTATTGCTTACAGTGACCAAGCAATCAGCGGCGGTTCGCTGGATGCTACGCCTATCGGCGCAACCACGCGCTCGACGGGCGCGTTTACTACTGTGAGCGCAACGGGTGCCATTACCGGCACCACGGTGGCCGGCACCGGCACCGTAACCGCAATCAGCGGCACGGCGATCACCGCTGGCGGCGTTGCTGCGGTGCTGGCAACTGCTACGGCGGGCTTTGGTATCTACCTCGGCTCCGGCGTTCCTACGGTCACTGCCGCCAAGGGTTCGTTGTACCTGCGCTCGGATGGCACTAGCTCTAGCACTCGGATGTACGTGAACTCGGACGGCGCTACGACTTGGGTTGCGATTACCACCGCAAGCTAATCATGGCAAATTCTAAATCAATTGGTATTGCCTACAGCGACCAAGACATTAGTGGTGCGGATACGCTTGCCGCCAACGTGACGCTAGGTTACGCAACAGGTGGCCAAGGCAGCGTGACGCAACTGACTAGCAAATCCACTGGCGTGACGCTGAACAAGCCTTCGGGCCAGATTACGATGAATAACGCTTCGTTGGCTGGCGCTACCAACGTAGGGTTTACGCTGACCAACTCTACTATTTCAGCCAAAGACACCCTGCTGCTGACGATTGCCAGCGGCGCAACGGTGGCTTCGTATAACGTGTGGGTTACCAGTCTGGTTGCCGGCTCTGCTACGATTAACCTGCGAAACATCACCGCAGCTACGCCGCTGTCGGAAGCAGTTGTGCTGAACTTTGCAATTATTCATTTGCTATGAAAAAGTCCGTATCCTTATCAGTTGGTCGTGGCGAGAAGCTGCCGGTCAGTAAGGGTGCGGGTTTGACCGCGAAGGGCAGGGAGAAGTACAACAACGCGACGGGCAGCAATCTGAAAGCTCCCGCGCCTAGCCCTAAGACAGAAGCGGACAAAGGGCGCAAGTCGTCCTTTTGTGCGCGAATGTCTGGAGTGGTTGCTCATGCGTCTGGTGACGCTCCTCGTGCTAAAGCAGCACTTAAAAGGTGGAAGTGCTAATGAAAACCGGCCTCTATTCCAATATTAATGCCAAACAAGCGCGCATCGCTGCGGGCAGTAAAGAGAAGATGCGTAAGCCTGGCACGCCCGGCGCACCGACTGCCAAGGCTTTCAAACAATCAGCCAAGACCGCGAAGAAATAATGCTAGTTAAATCTGCTACGCCAAAAGCCTTCCGTCACAATGTTAAAATGGAAGCCAAGACAAAGCCTATCAAGCAGGCGGTTGCAATAGCCTATTCAGTTAAACGCGAAGCCGCGAAGAAGAAGAAATAATGCCTGATTGGGACGCTGGCGTGTATGGGGTAGGTGTTCGGGATGTAGAGCCCGGCGAGGACAAATATTTTAAAGCCAACCCGCACGTTGCGGGAATGGCTGCGGACGATGACAAAATTATTATTAACCCGTACAGCAAGTTGTCGGACAAAGAAAAGCAGCTGCTTATGTTGAATGAAGCGGCACGGGTGCATATGCGTCGGGGTATGATAGACGCACCGAGGTACGAGTTATCACCTGAGCAAGCAAAAGCATTTGCAAGCTACAGCAACAGTTTAGATGACCAAAGGCAAACCATAGCAGGACGAATACTATCGGGTGACCCGTCAGCGTTACAGCCTACGCCAGACCAGTTAGATTATGTATCTAAATTGCGTCAATTTATGGGTGTGAAATAGTGGATAACGGAGTCACTGAAGCAGGGGCGGTATCGTCGGGCGGCACTAAACGTGACCGCGACAATACGGACATGCTCGCTACGATGCGTAGCCGGCTTGAGATGGCAATCTCGGCCTACTCTGACAGCCGTGAGGACGAGCTAGACGATCTGCGCTTTCGTGCCGCCAGTCCTGACAACCAGTGGCAGTGGCCTGCGGACGTACTAGCAACGCGTGGCTCTGTGCAAGGGCAGACGATTAACGCTCGACCTTGCCTGACCATTAACAAGCTGCCGCAGCACGTCCTACAGGTCACCAACGACCAGCGGCAGAACCGTCCAAGCGGCAAGGTCATCCCTGCTGACGATAAAGCTGACGTAGAAGTAGCCGAGATATTCAACGGCATCGTGCGGCACATTGAGTACATCAGTGATGCTGACGTTGCTTACGATACCGCCTGCGACAACCAAGTTACCTTTGGCGAAGGGTACTTCCGTATTCTGACTGAGTACTGCAACGACAACAGTTTTGACCAAGACTTGCGGATTGGGCGGATTCGGGACTCGTTTAGCGTTTACATGGACCCAACCATCCAAGACCCCTGCGGCTCGGACGCTGAGTGGTGCTTCATCAATCAGGAAATGACCAAAGAGGTCTACGAGCGTGAGTTTCCTGACGCTGGCTCGCTGTCCAGCCTGCCGTATGGCGTGGGCGATGGCCAGTTAAGCTCGTGGATCATGGATGACACGGTGCGGATTGCCGAATACTTCTACGTCAAGCACGAGTCCAAGATGCTGCACCTGTATCACGGCAATGTGTCGGCGATGATGGGCAGTCCAGAGGATAAACAGATGGCGGCGATGGGCATGAAGCCTATTAAGACCCGCAATGCGGACGTTAAGTCGATCAAATGGTGCAAAACCAACGGTTTTGAGGTGTTGGACGAGCGCGACTGGCCAGGTAAATACATTCCGGTCATCCGTGTTGTGGGCAATGAGTTTGAAATTGACGGTCGGATGTACGTTTCTGGCCTCGTTCGCAACGCCAAAGACGCGCAGCGCATGTACAACTATTGGGTGTCCCAAGAAGCAGAAATGCTTGCTTTGGCGCCAAAAGCACCGTTTATTGGGTACGGCGGGCAGTTTGAAGGCTACGAACAACAGTGGAAAACCGCCAATACGACCAACTGGCCGTATCTGGAGGTCAATCCTGACGTAACCGACGGCCAAGGGTCGATGGTGCCGTTGCCGCAGCGCGCGCAGCCGCCAATGGCGTCCAGCGGCCTGTTGCAAGCCAAAGCCGGGGCGTCGGACGACATTAAGAGCGCAACCGGGCAGTATGACTCTAGTCTGGGCGCCACCAGCAACGAACGGTCAGGCCGAGCAATCCTCGCGCGCGAGAAGCAGTCCGACACCGGCACGTACCACTATGTGGACAATCTGGCGCGGGCGATCCGGTACTGCACCCGGCAGTTGGTGGACATGATCCCCAAGATTTACGACACGCAGCGTATTGCCCGCATTATCGGCGTTGACGGTGAGACTGACAAGGCGTCGATTGACCCTATGCAGGCCGAGCCGGTCAAGAAGATCGTGGACGAGCGTGGCATCGTCATCAAGAAGATTTACAACCCCGGCGTGGGTATCTACGACGTAGCGGTGACGACTGGTCCTAGCTACATGACCAAGCGGCAGGAGTCACTCGACGCTATGAGCCAACTGTTGCAGGGCAACCCGCAACTGTGGGCGGTGGCTGGCGACCTGTTCGTTAAGAACATGGACTGGCCTGGTGCGCAAGAGATGGCCGCCCGGTTTGCCAAGACGATTGACCCGAAGCTGTTGTCGGACGACGACGATCCAGCATTGCAGGCTGCCAACCAGCAGATGCAGGCAATGGGCCAAGAAATGCAGCAGATGCACCAAATGCTGCAAAACGTCCACAACTCGATTGAGGCGCAGGACATTGAGGTCAAGAAGTTTGACAGCCAAGTCAAAGCCTACGATGCCGAGACTAAGCGGATCAGCGCCGTGCAGGCCGGCATGTCACCAGATCAGATTCAGGATATTGTTATGGGGACGATCCACGGCATGATTACGTCTGGCGATCTAATTAACGAGATGCCTGGCAGAGACATGGACGTTGGCCCAGAGATGCAGCAAGAGGGCATGGAGCAGCAACCACAAGGGATGCCAAATGAAATGTAACGACTTTATGGGCATGCTGTTTTTGGCGCGTGACGTTGCCCATAGTGTGCATCTAAATACGCGCTCATATTCCAAGCACGTTGCGCTCAACATCTTTTACGACCGGATTATCGGTGCGGCAGATGATTTTGCCGAGGCGTACCAAGGCAGATATGGGCTGATTGGCCCGATCACGCTTATGTCAGCCAAGAAAACGACCAACATTATCGAGTTTCTTGAAGAACAATTGAAAGAAATTGAGGCAATGCGGTATGATGTGGTTGACAAAGCTGACAGTTCATTGCAGCAATTGATTGATAATATTGTTGAAATTTATCTAAGAACTTTATATAAATTGAAATTCTTAGCATAGTGAGGGCATAAATGCTTACGCTTTTTCAAAATCTCGGCTACCAGCAGATCACAAGCCTTTCGGCCTCGACTGCGCTTACGGTGCCTGCTCGCACGCCTGCTGGAGCGGTCACACGCTGCCGCATCTGCAACATCAAGGTTGAGTCGCAGGCTGTGCGCTGGCGTGACGATGGCGTTGCGCCTACGGCTGGTGTGGGTATGCCACTGTCGGTGGGCGACACGCTGATTTACGATGGTGAGATTGCATCGCTGCGATTCATTGAGCAAGTTGCCGGCGCTAAACTTAACGTGAGCTACTACACATGAGAGTCTCCTCGACAACCAATAGTTCAACCACGCCCGGCGGGCCGGTTCCCCACGTTTGGACGTTTGAAGCCACGAACGGCTACATGGTTGACGGGAC